TGAGATGTGGCAATCTCGAATCCACCGGCATGCACAAGTGTGTGTGACGGCTCTTCAGGCGATATACTGCCGCCCAAATACCATTATGCCCTCGCTTGCGAAGGGAGGTGGATCATGAAACGTCCAGAGTTACTGGCTTCGAACCCAGTGTACAATGAAGGAAATATCTTGTTTGGGACCTTTGTTATTTCATCCCCACCGGGATGGAATATCAGAGGTTGGATTACTTTCAAAGCAAAATCCAATGTCTGATAATTCCATTACCAACCCCACAGGCGCATATGGCGCTAATTCCGAAAATCCAGGAGTCGATCAACAGATCGCAATGGTCCAAGAAGTTTCAAAGTTTGAAGAACTTTCGAGCCACATGTCAGTATTGGCTGACAAGCATAATGCCGAATTGTGGACACCATTTGTCTACTTTCTCATAACTGCTATATTCGACGATGAATACCCGTTGATTTGCTTTTATGTTGTGTTGTTTACTTTCGGCAAACAGATCAGGTTGTTCCAGCCAGAGATTTTGGCATATGGAACATGTAACATTCATTGTATACAAGTCATGTGTGAATTTCATAGACACAACGACATGTACATTGCAGAATTAATTGGAATGTTCTTTTTCTACTATATGTACAACATGAATCTCACCTATTTTGTACTAACCATACTGATCACACGTGTAAATAACAAGATGAGAGAATTTCGTGTAACGCGTGAACGCTTTCGCGTTGATATTCAACCTCAGTCTGGTGAACAAAACATAGAGGATGAACTCGACGCATACGAACTGCGAGAAATACGTAAGCAAGAACAAGAAATGAAAACAGTCAAACGTCGGTCAAAGAGAAGCAAGAAAACAGGGCCATTTGTGCCCTTGACCACTATTGACGAAGATCTCAGTGTTGTCATGGAAGAGAAAAAAGAAGTGAAAATGTCAAGCACTACTAATGACGAAGATCTTGGTTCTGAAATATCGTTGGACCAGAAAAATGTTTCAAAAGAATTGTATTCAATGAAGAAGCAGAAAAACTTGCGAGACAATGAAAATTTCAAACGATACCTCACGTTGCAACTGGAAAAGAAGCAACAAAGAGCCAGAGCAAAAGGTCGTGTTGCCAAGAACAAAGATTTCAAACCTGAATCACAGGCAGCAGCAGACTTCAGACAAGCCCGCCTACAAGAAGTATGTGCTTTAATTGGTACGGAAACTGAATCTGAGTACAGAGTCTTGACAGATTTGGCTCTACAAGGCGTGGCAATGTTAGCAATAGTTATATCATGCAAAAGTAATGCTGAGGTTTTTAAGTCAATTCAAGGCTACTTGGCCGGAAAAGTGTCGATGGAGACATTGAACTTCATCCAAAAGAGAGTTGATACGTATTTCAAAATCCAGCCAGAAGCAAACGATGGAATTACTTTTACCGACACAGTCGCAAGATTCAAAGCCTCTACTATAGAGGTTCTTGATGCACCATTTGGCAAATTTCTCCGCGACGTTTTGGCCATTACAATTATCCAAGGTCTATCACCAAAGAAAGCTTTCCACGATGAGTCCATGCTCCACACGTTTGTAGAGAAGATTGAACGGGAAGTTTCTGAAGTTTCCATGAGAACATATTTTGATATGATGTTTTCAATTATGGAATACTCAGCTGGCCTTGTCGATGCCATACGACGGGGTGAAAATTGGATGGATTACATTTGCCCAACGAGCTTGTCATTGCGAGTAGCAGACGCATTGGCTGATGGCATCAAACTGGATGCAGGTACTCTATTGGATTGCACCATTGAACGTATGGAAAAATACGAAAATGAAGTAGTATCGATAGAAGCTTTGCTCAAGGAACAAGTCCGTAATAAAAACTTGAATCCTAAAACGGTCATCACCGCAGAAGTACAGTATCAAAAGATTAAAGTACTCCGTGGAAAAATCGAAGCTTTTCGCAAAAACGAAACATGGAGGGTTAAACCTTTGTGTGTTGTAATGGCAGGTGACTCACAAATCGGCAAGAGTAACTTGATCCCAGTCTTTATAAAAGCAACTGAATTGGGGGCAGGTGAAGAATTCACACCAGACAAAATAGCCAATATCTTACCCACAAGCAAGTTTGAGGACGAGATTAAGGCAACAACCAAAGTTTTGAGTGCTGATGAAATGGCAGGTTTGAGATTTACCCCTGGGCAAGATCCAGGGGACTCATCCATTGGTTCACTCATCAAGTGGATTAACAATGTACCAACACCAACCAATCAGTCTGCAGTTGAACGCAAAGGTAATGTGTTTAACCGAGCAGTGTTGGTAGTAGGTACCACCAATCATGATGATTTGGATGCCAAGAAGATTTTCAATTATCCACAAGCAGCTTACAATCGAGTTTTGTTCTTAGAGGTTACACTCAAGAAGGAATTCAATGATGGTGAGGGAAAATTGGATCAGACAAAAGCAACGATGATGACACCGGTCGGTGGTATTGCACCACCGATGCACAATATTCGTGAATTTGAATGGAAGTCATTGCGAAGTGGTGAATTTGTGAAAGTTTTTGATCGAGTTCAACCAGTTTGCATTTCTCAGTACTTGCGTGAGTACAGTGACAAAGCAGTTTTACATTATGCTCATCAAGCAAAGTTGGAAGCTGCCACCAAAGCGCAATCAAAAATTCAATTTTGTGATATCTGTTGCCTGCCACAAACGAAAGGCTGGTGCACATGTGAACCGTGTGAGGAAGCAGAAGATGTCAAGGAAGTTGACATTATTCCCGAAAGTTGGTTTGGTGTGTTGGCAACCACATGTATAGATGATTTGGCGTTGACAATGTTGAATCAATTCCAACAGTCTGTACTGAGCAAATGTTCATGTTTGGCGCTGACGTGGTTTCAAAATTATGCGTTGTGGTTCATGGTTTTACTTGCGCGTTCATTCCTATACGCCAATTGGCTCGTTGAGGGAAAGCCTCGTCGTCTGGGGCTTATTGCTCTAGGAGTCGCATTGGTTGTTGGAGCACACGCGCATTTGGTCTCTGGGGTGAGCTTGGTATTAACGTATTTGGCTTGCGCATTTTGTGTGTATAATGCTTTCTTGGGATATGGACAGGCCGTGAAATCTCACACGGTAAAGTTGGCAGCTGAAGCCATTCATGCCAGAGTTGCTCCTGAATATCTGATAAAGGGCACCATATTTGTTTCACTGATAGCAAGTTTACGCTTGGTCTTTACGATGTTGGAAAAAACATTGGTAGTCAGTGAAGGAGATGTCCAAACACCTTCTTCTGATTTAAAAGTACGTCAGATTCAAAGAAAAGTGTATGAAGAACAAGGAAACATCATTCCCAAAAGTATGCAGGATATAATCCAAAGACGGCAAGAACACAGTGATTGGGACAAAAAGAATTTCGTTCCCCTTGACGTGAAAGACCACACAATCAGAACTATGACCGCAGCACAGCTTGCAAGTAAAGCTGAGTCTGCCACTTGGAAAATGAGGATTGTTGATCAAAAGTTGACATCAATGGCCTTCTTTCTTGGCACGAACTTATGTCAAATTCCTCGTCACATGTGGATTGCACGGCACATAACAGAAGACACTCAGGTTGAATTCGAAAAAGATGGAGATTATTTCAGGTCTTACGTGAATGCTGCTGTTGATTTGGGTCAAGGAACTGACATTGTTTTATTACAGCTAACAAATGGTCCGACAATGCCACAAATGTTCAAATATTTATGCACGGAAGAGTATGAAGGTTTGGCTTTGTTGGTAAGACGTAATCACTCAACACTGGAACCAAGACAAACTGAAATACATTGTGTTCCAGGGTCCATTCCTTCATCATCAGGTGTGTTACCAGAACGTGGCTTGACATACCGATTGCGAGACTTGACACAGAGAGGCGATTGTATGTCGCCCATTATATCACTTGATGGGCCTCCAATGATCGTTGGATTCCACTGCGGTGGAGATGCGTACGGTAATGGAGCAGCAACATTTGCAACAGATAAAGTTGAGTCTGTGTTGTTACTCCACGACATACAGTGTCAATCTGGTAAAGAATTTTATCCATTTTCTTTTGACACCCCCGTTGAACCAAGTCCGTATGGAGAAGTAACTCTCCATGTGGATGGACCACCTGATAAGAGACATTCTGTCTTTCATTTTGACGCTCCTGGTAGTTTTGGAGTGATGTTGCGTGGATATGATTATAAGATGAGATCAAAAGGATTTTCTGGTCTTCGTCCAACATTGTTGAAGGTTCAATTGGAGGAACATGGTTATGTAACCCCATACACATTGCCACGCATGAGGTCAGATCGAGATCATGCAGCGTGTTTGTTGAAGAAAGAGGATTGCATGCTTGATGTCCAACCAAGTTTGTTACAAAAAGCCATAGAGGACTATGTCAATCCGTTGTTGGATCATATGGATGCGACATGTTATCCTGGTAGGCCCCGATTGTCATTACAAGACTGTTTGAACGGGGTCGCGGACTCCAAATTCATAAATGGAATTGATGAGAAAACATCATGTGGGTTTGGAATCAAAGGCAACAAAAAGTCACTTGTGGACGTCGTATATCGTCCCGACAACGGCCAAAAAGTGTTTTTCCCCAAGCCTGAATTAACAGAAGAATACGAGCGATTGGATAGCTTGTTACGGCAAGGGAAACGCATAAACTCAATAGTCACTACAGCGTTGAAAAGTGAAGCTGTAAAAGCAGGACCAGATGGTCTTCCAGCAAAGCCATCCCGGGTGTTCTTCGTAATGCCACTGGCAACAGTAATGGCGCAGAAGAGTTTGTTTGGTCCTATAGCTGAATTTTGCTTTGACAACCCAACGTTAGCTGAAACAGCAGCAGGCATTAATTGTACCACAGATGAGTGGGATCAGCTCGGACGCTGGATTTTGGAAAAAGGAGAAAACAGAATGATAGCCGGTGACTATGGTGGCTGGGACATTCGCTTATCAGCACAGATGATTCGTGCTGGTGGTGTAGTGTGTATCCAACTGGCTGAACGCATGGGATATTGCGTGGAAGATATTCGTGCGATGCGTGTGATAATCGATGAAATTGCTGAAACATTAGTTTGTTATAATGGTGCAGTAGTTTCACTCTCCGGATGGATGAAATCCGGAGCATGGATCACGTTATTTTTAAACGGCATAGTCAATAGCTTAGTGCACAGATGTGCTTTTTATAAAAAGGCTTTTGAGGGAACATTTATGCTGCGAGAAAATCATGCGACATTTCGTGATATAGTGAACTTAATTACGATGGGAGACGATTCATTTGGTTCTTCAAAATCAGATGAGTTTTCTATGTTTACTATGTCAGATTTTTGTAATTCACACAGAATGAAGTACACGGATTGTAACAAACAACCAGTCACTCAACCATACATGGAATTTAGCAAGATTGATTTTTGCAAACGGGGTTTCCGTGTGTGTCCAGAACTTGATGGAGTAATGGTAGCAAATTTATCTATAGACTCCATAATGAAACCCATGTGTTTCTATACCCCAGGTCCCCAGTCTGAACGCAGTTATTTGGTGTCTGCGCTTCAGTCACAATTGCGTGAGCTCGCGCGGCATGATCGTGAAACTTTTGAAAAGTATCACGACATTATAGCCAAAGCAGCAAATTCCATGCAACTTGCTCACATGGTGGGTGAGTTGCGGTGGAGTTATGATGATTGGATACACGATTTAAGAGTTCGTTATTATCCTCATCTCATTTCGACACCACCACAGTCTGAATAAACTGTCCCATGATTATTCGGGTAGAACATTTTCGTAAATATACATTGGTTACCACTACATATTATTTGTCTAGTAATTTATAGAAGGCTTGCATTTTTACATATAGATATTTCGTTCTGACGGACTAATCCCCCCTTCAGAATTTGTTAATAAATATGGATTTCTACATTTCAATACACAAAACATACATCAACAGTTGGCACAGTTTTAGTCAACAATCAACAATCGGCCTGGACGTCTGGCCGTGAATCAGGAGATGATGGAACTTCATCTCACATGACCACATCTGACACAAATGATGGGTTCTTTAATAGGCCTGTTAAAATCGCTAGTGTCAAATGGGATCCAGCAATCAAGTTGTTCTTGGAGTTTAATCCTTGGACAGCTTTTTGTGAAGATCCAAGGGTCGCAAATAGGTTAGCACATTTCAAAAACCTAAAGATGGGCTTGAATGTCCAAGTTCTAATTAATGGTAATCCTTTTTATTATGGTCGCGCAATCATGAGTTATGTACCAATGCATCGTGTCGATGAAGTATCAGTTTTCAGAGACTCGATCTTGTCAGACTTGGTTGAAGCATCTCAAAGACCACACATTTACATTGACCCGTGTAAGAGTGAAGGAGGGGAGTTGGAATTGCCATATGTTTTTCCAAAACCATTTATGGATGTCCCATCGAGAGATTGGAGAAAAATAGGAAAAATGTTTCTCTCTTCAGTCAATTCGTTAGAGCATGCCAATGGCGGCACAGAACCCGTTACGATTACAATATTTGCATATGCTACAAATGTTGAGTTAAATACTCCTACGTCTCGTGTTCCCGTTGATCTTGCCCCACAAGCAGGAGAATATGGCATTGTTTCATTACCAGCTGCTAGGATAGCATCAGTAGCAAAGAGATTGGCTGACGCACCCATGATAGGAAAATTCATGCGTGCAACAGCAATGATATCGGATACAGTATCGCAAGTAGCAGTAATGTTCGGTTATTCGAGAGCACGTCTCATACCGAACGATTCTTCATTAATACGTCAATTTGGAGAATGTGCTGTTACAGATTTTCCAGATACGTCAGTTAGTTTGGCTGTATCTGCAAAGAAAGAAGTCACAATTGACCCACGAGTAGTTGGGTTAGCCCCCCATGACGAAATGGCCTTAGTGCCTTTGGCAATGCGTGAGTCATACTTAGATACATTTACATGGACTGAGAATGACAACACGGATCAGCATCTGTATTCATTTGATGTTTCTCCAATGTCCGGTAGGAAAGCCGGATTAGAACATCATATGACCCCAATGGCATGGGTGGCTAATCCTTTTACTTATTGGAAAGGGTCAATTGAGATGAGATTACAAGTAGTTTGTTCTGCTTACCATAGAGGACGCTTGCGTGTCGTGTATGATCCTGATTATGTTGCGGATCCGTCTATATACAACGTAAATTACTCTATGTTGATGGATATTTCAGAATCAACAGAAGCAGTTTTTAAGATTGGTTGGGGACAAAATTTCGATTACCTTGAAATCCAGAACTTAACAACAGCGTTAGAAGATCAACCACGTTCAACCTTTGTACAAACCAAAAACCCGTTTGCGAATGGGAGATTGGGCATTTTTGTGGTGAATCCATTGACAAGCCCGAGTGATGAAGTGGCAAGCATTTCGTTAAATGTGTTTGTCCGAGCCTGTGATGATTTTGAGGTTGCTGTTCCCAAATGTGGTTCTATTTCAAAATATGTGGTTCGTAAACGTGAAATAGAGCCTGACCCAGAAGATGGTGACACTGAGTTGTTTACATCTGGTATTGTGTCAACATGGGGTTCTGGCTATTTAATGCAGTCAGGAAACCCACTTAATGTTGGTGTAGTAGCTCAGCCAATCACTATTTTTGAGAGACCTAATTCCATTGGAATTCAGTCATATTCATCAACTAATGACCTTCAGAATTTAACTATTACACTTCGTAATTCCGGTGATCCTTTGGGTATGGACATTTTATTTAAGGGTACAAGATACCCTTTTAACATGTCAGCAAATGAGACTAGGAACTTTGAGGTACCATGGAGCGTAGCAATTGGGTGGAATGTTGCAACCGTAACATTTGACTTTGACCAATTTTCAGATCCCTTTGACGTTATGGGAATGATAGTTGGATATCCCACAGATTTTATTACTAATACGTTGGGAGGGTTGTTACTTCAAGGTTTAGCAGTTGGAAGTACAGCTCTCGTTTCGTATGATTCTCCATTCGAAACAGAGTCATACCTGACAACTTCAGAAGAAGCGTTGGTGATACAATTGCCCCCAGAATTTGCTACAGGCTCAAGAGCTATCGTTTATATGACATCGGATAGCGTAGTAAATGGTCGCAATTTAGATTTAGCTAACACCCTATCACCAACTCCAATCCGGAATTACAAAATAGATGCGATAGTACCATTAAATCGCAGAATCACAATAACAAGACCGTCGTATGTACCGGCACAAGATTGGACACCGCAGTTATTAGCGGTGTCGTTTATTGCCGATCAAGAGTACCAACCTCAATCAGGAGAAGTTGAGGACCGTAACCACGACACAGATACTGCTAATGCGCCAGAAGCAGTTGATGAACCTATTAAGATGGGGCCAGCATCGGATATTGCTGGTTTAAACGAGATATACTTTGGTGAAGTAGTTTCGTCATGGCGCCAGATGTTGAAGAGATTTACGTCATATGGCTCTTATTTTGCGGATAATACGCCGAGTACTTCGAGAGCAAGAATAATATTACCATTGTATCCAGTTGAGCAGGAAGACTTGACTGGGTCTGGTGGTGACTTTACAATATCTACAGAAAATATACTTCCGTACGTACTTAGTGCTTACGTATGTATGCGTGGCTCAACACGGGTAAAGGTGACGCGGGCTCCAACCTCGGCATCAAATGCTACTTTAACAAGAGTACCCGATGATTCATTTTTAGAGACGAGCCAAAATTTTCTCAACCTCACCAAGTGGTGCGCAACGGCTAGGGATACTACAGCTAATAAACCCTATAAAGAATTTGAACTACCCGTTTATACGAATTTGCGCTTCACACAACCCAGAAACTTTGGTCCAGGAATACCAAATGATTTCTTAGTCCGACAGAGATTTGAATTAACTATTGTAGCAAGTAACACA